CAAGGTGCGTTTGACCGTTATGAGATGAAATTAACAAGACAAGTAGCACCAGTTATTAAAGAGTGGTGTGACGCATTATTCTTTGTTAATTACAAGATTTATGTAGTTACAACAGAAAATAATACCAAGAAAGCTCAAGGTGGAAAAAGAGTCTTATATACCACTCATAATCCAACCTATGATGCTAAAAACAGATTCGATTTGCCTGAGGAGTTAGAACTTAAATTCGAGGCTATTGAACATCTATTTGAAGGTCAAGAGAAACAAAAGAAAGAAGTAGTTGATCCAGAAAACATTAGTGGCATGAGTGCAGTGATCGAAAGACTAAACAAGATGATCGGCGATGCACAAGTGTCAGAAGCTGACTTACAGAAGGTAGTAGCAAGTAAAGGTCATTACAAAGAAGATGAACCTATCACTAATTATTCAGATGAATTTATCACAAGATGGATCATTCCAAATTGGGAAAAGATCGTAAAAACAATCAAAAATAAAAAAGGAGAACAATAAAAATGATTGAAACAATAAAGATTTATTAATAGATTGGGACGACACAATCGAAACAGATGGGCAGGAGTTTGTATTACTTCCTGATGGTGAATATAACTTTACAGTCACGAACTTTGAAAGAGGAAGATTCCCTGGTGGGGCAAAGATTCCTGCATGTAATAAAGCAACTATTACTGCCCAAGTAGAAACACCACAAGGAGTGGCAATTGTTAAGTTTGACTTGCTTTTATATCGTACTTTGGAATGGCGTATTTCAGCTTTCTTTAGAAGTATTGGTCAGAAAAAGCATGGTGAAAAATTAACTATGGACTGGAACAAAGTAGTGGGCTCAAGAGGTAGAGCTTACTTTAAACAAAGAAGTTATACAACACAAAGTGGTGACGAAAGAAAAACAAACGATATTGACAAATTTATTGATTATAAAGATGAGTTCTTCTTGGAAGATGATCTTCCATTCTAGGAGGTAAAGGCGATGATTTTAAGACCTTACCAAAATGAGGCAGTTAATGCAATACAAGCAGAATGGTCTCAAGGAAACAAAAAGACTATTTTAGTCCTTCCTACTGGAACTGGAAAAACCGTAGTGTTTTCAAAAGTTGTAGAAGAAGAAACTAAGACTGGAGACAAAGCTTTAATAATAGCACATCGTGGTGAGTTATTAGATCAAGCAGCAGACAAATTAAAAAACGTGAGCGGTTTAGATTCAGCCTTGGAAAAGGCTGAGTCAACAGCCGTTGGCTCACCTAAAAAAGTTACTATTGCATCAGTTCAAACACTATCACAAGAAAAGCGGTTAATGGCTTATACAAGAGATTATTTTAAGACGATAGTTGTGGACGAGGTTCATCATGCAATGAGTGACACATATCAAAGAGTATTAAATTATTTTGATAGTGCAAAAGTTCTAGGAGTTACTGCAACACCAGATAGAGCTGACCAAAAGAATCTAGGAAAGTTCTTTGATTCTAAAGCTTATGAATACTCAATGCATCAAGCAATTAAAGATGGTTATTTAAGTCCAATTAAAGCACAGATGATTCCGCTTGAATTAGATATTCATGAAGTAGGAATGTCAAATGGTGACTATGCTGTAGGACAAATTGGTACAGCATTAGATCCATATTTAAATCAAATTGCACTTGAGATGCTTAAGTATGCAAAAGGTAGAAAAACAGTAGTGTTCTTACCTCTTATAAAAACTTCACAAAAGTTCTGTGAATTATTAAATCTACATGGGTTAAAAGCAGCTGAAGTAAATGGCGAAAGTAAAGATAGAGACGAAATATTAGCTGACTTTGAAGCTGGTGAATACGATGTTTTATGTAACTCAATGTTACTTACTGAAGGATGGGACTGTCCTAGTGTTGATTGTATTGTAATTCTTAGACCAACAAAAATAAGAAGTTTATATCAACAAATGGTAGGACGTGGAATGAGACCATTTGAAGGTAAGAAAGAATTACTATTACTTGATTTTCTATGGATGACCGAACGACACGATTTATGTAGACCATCTGCACTTATTTCTAAAGATGCTGAACTTGCGAAACGCATTGATAAGAAAATGATGGATAAAGAAAGTGGTATCGATTTACTTGCTGCAGAAGTTGAATCTCAAAACGATATTATTAAAGAACGTGAAGAGGCACTCGCAAGAGAGCTTGCTGCAATGCGTAGAAGAAAACAAAAATTAGTAGATCCTATTCAATATGCATTTTCAATTTCTGATATTGATTTAGCAGACTATGAACCAACGTTTGCTTGGGAGATGGGACCAGTTAGTGAAAGACAAGCTAAGTATTTAGAAAGAGTGGGAATTGACTCATCAGTTGTAACTTGTTCAGGAATGGCAAGCATGCTTATTGATAAATTAATTAATAGACAAAACGAAGGATTAACAACTCCAAAACAAATAAGAACATTAGAAAAATATGGCTTTGCTCATGTAGGACTTTGGGACTTTGATGATGCAAGCCGAATGATATCAAGATTAGCAGAAAACGGATGGAAAACTCCAAGAGGAGTAGATCCTTATAGTTATCAACCTTAGGAGGAAATTAGATGAGCAATTTATTAGAGGCTTTAAAACAAATAGATGTGTCACAACTTTCGTATGATGAATGGATTAGTGTTGGTATGGCACTTAAAGCCGAAGGATATGATTGTTCAGTATGGGATGAATGGAGCCAAAATGATACTAGGTATAAAAAAGGCGAATGTGAAAGAAAGTGGAGGAGCTTTTCTGGCTCCTCTGATCCTGTATCTGGTGGAACAATCATTAAAATGGCAAAAGACAATGGCTGGGTTCCCATCACACAAGTAAATGGCGGTGTTATGGACTGGAATGACACGATTGAATATGATGGCGATGGAATGATATATGAACCAGAAAGTTCCCTAAGCCCAACTGAACAATTAATAACTTATCTTCAAATTCTATACAAAGATGATGAATTAGTAAGTTATGTAACAAGCGATGTTTGGCAAAATCCAGAAGGCGCATGGATGCCAGGTAGAGGTTATCATGATAGAACTGCAAAAGAATTAATTACTTCACTTAAAAAGTACCCAGAGGACATCGGTGCAACACTTGGTGATTATAAAGATGAATGTGGTGCTTGGATTAGATTTAATCCGGTTGATGGTAGCGGAGTAAAAAATGAAAACATTACAAGATGGTCATACGCTTTGGTTGAATCAGATGAAATGCCAGTATCTGAACAAGATGCTTTTTATCGTAAGTTTGAACTTCCTATCGCATGTTTAGTTCATAGCGGTAAGAAGAGTTTACACGCAATTGTAAGAGTAGATGCACCAAATGCAACAGAATATCGTAAAAGAGTAGAGTACTTATATGATTTTTTAGAGAAAAACGGACTAAAAGTTGATAAAGCAAATCGTAATCCTTCAAGATTATCTAGAATGCCAGGTGTAACAAGAAACGGTGTAATGCAAACTTTAGTTGATACAAACATTGGAAGAAAGAACTGGAACGAATGGATGGATTTTACTGAAGGAGTGCTTGATGAATTACCAGATAGCATGAACTTAGAAGATGCATTAAATAACAAGCCCAAAGTCCCTGATGAATTAATAAAGGGAATTGTCAGAGTTGGTCATAAGATGCTTATATCTGGCTCATCAAAAGCGGGTAAAAGCTTTTTACTTATGGAATTAGCGGTATCTTTGTCGGAAGGAATAGAATGGCTAGGTTTTAAATGCAAGAAATCAAGAGTCCTTTATATTAACTTAGAAATCGATAATGCAAGTTTTATAGATAGATTTGATGAAATTTATAAGGCTTTAAAAATAAAACCTAAGCACAAAAGAGATATAGAGATATGGACTCTTAGAGGTAAAGCAATGCCACTTGATAAACTTGTACCAAAAATTGTAAGAAAAGTAGAAGGTCAAGGCTATGATGCAATTATTATTGACCCTATTTATAAAGTTATAACTGGTGATGAGAATAATGCATCAGATATGGGAGCATTCTCAAATCAATTCGATAGGATTTGTAATGAAACAGGTGCAACAGCAATATATTGTCATCATCATTCTAAAGGAGCTCAAGGTTTTAAAAGAGCAATGGATAGAGCATCAGGTTCAGGAGTGTTCGCAAGAGATCCTGACGCACAATTAGACATGATTGAATTAGAACTTGAAGATGAATTTAAACAACAATACTTAGATAATCCTCGTGCAACAGCGTGGAGACTTGAAAGTAGCTTGAGAGAATTCGCTAATATAAAACCAGTTAACTTTTGGTTTGATTATCCAATACATTATGTGGATGAAAAAGGTTTATTAAGTAAACATTTTGCTTCTGGTGACCCAAGAGCAAATTTAGATAAAAGCGGAAAAAGAAAACAAACTCCGGAATCTAGAAAAGAAGAATTTGATAATGCGTTTGACATTAATAAATTAGAAGATGAAACATGTGAAGCGATAATTTTAGCTGAGTATTTAGGTATATCCGAAAGAACAGTTAGAGCAAGAGTTCAAGAATTTAGCGATGAATACATAACGGAAAAGGGAATTATTAGAAGAAAATAATGTCTGGCAGAAAGGAAAAAATGTGTTTTGCCACCAAATTTATGATAATTGGCAGAAAGGGGAAAACATCCTATATACCAGCTGGCAAAAAAACTGGCAGAAAGGCCTTATATATAGTTGTTGCCACAACCAGCTGACGCATGTTTGTAGGATAGGGCTTTTGAGCCTGCCCTATCCCAAACAAATGCCTCATCCGTCAGCACTAGCCTTTCTACCAAAACTAAAAACCTAAAAATTTAAAAAAGGAGGAAGTAATGAAAATATTTTTATTACTAGATCCACCAACTGTGACAGCTCAAATGAATAAAGTAGCGATTGTAAATAATAAGCCTGTTTTTTATAAATCCGAAAAATTAAAACAAGCAAGGAACACACTCATTACTCACATTAAACCTTTTAAACCAAAAACGCCACTTGCTGGTCCAATTGAATTAAAAGTGATATGGCAATTCCCAAGAGGAAAAAGACATAAACATTTAGAATGGCGAGTAACGAAACCTGATACAGATAATTTACAGAAGATGCTAAAAGATTGTATGACAGAGGTAGGATTTTGGAATGATGATGCTCAGGTAGTAGTTGAGCATGTTGAAAAGCTATGGTCAGATGAACCTACTGGCATAGCAATTGAAATTGAAGTATTAGACAAATTTAAGGAGGAACTTTAAATGGATAAAAGAGAATATCTAAGTAGATACCATGAAGCAGAGAAGAAAATCAAAAAACTTCAAGCTTTACACGATGAATATGACCGCTTGTCATTTAATGTTCCTGGATGCAATTTTGACCAGATAAGAGTGTCTGGGACAAGAAATCTTGAAGCTCCATTTGTTAAGTGGATCCACAAAGCAATGGAAGTTCAATATGAAATCGATGAATTAAGAAAAAATCTTGAAACTATCAAAAACGAAATATTAGATTGTATATCAGCTATTGGAAACTCTGAATACGAGAGATTGTTAATTTACAGATATATTGATTGGGAAAATTGGCAGGATATAGCTGATAAAATGTTTTATTCAAAAGCAACAATTAGGCGTTGGCATGACCTTGCGATAGCTGAAATTAAGGTTCCTGAAAAGTTGAGCACCGATGAGCAGTCGTGAGCACCCTTGAGCACTTGTGATATTGTCAAGAGCATGATATTATTAAAATGAGCAAAGCTGTAAAGAGATGGTTATTGCTTAGAATAAAACTATGGAATACTGGCTATAAGACCAGCCTAGAAACTTTTAAAGAATTCAGCAATGAGTTCTTTTTTTGTTTTTGCAGAGATACTTGTAGTATTCCAACTGGTTAACTATTACAATTTTTTTGTCGATATTAGTGGCAGTTGGAGAGATAAATATGAAAGGAAAAATGCTTGACACTTATGAACGTTGGGAAAAATCTGGACATCTAGAAACTAAATTAAAAGCCATAGCAGAAATGGTATCAAAAAGAGCGACCCAAAAAGAGGTTGCTGAGTTTTTAGGTATAACTGAGAAAACACTTATTAAATTAAGAAAGACTCATCAAAGATTAGACGATGCATTTGAGTTTGGTGATGAAGAGTTAAAAAACAATTTAATAGATGCAATGTATAGGCGAGCAGTTGGCTTTGAGTATGAAGAAACTCAAACAGTCATTGAAGAAACAAAGACTGGACAAAAGAAGCGTATAACAAAATTTAAGAAGCAGTCACTACCAGATATTGCAGCAATTAAGTATTTACTTATTACAAAATTTGGTATTGAATTTAATGAAAAGAAAACCGAGATCGAATTAATGGCTAGAAGAATTGAAAATGGTGAGGAGAAATGGATTAATGAATATAGTGATGAAACAAGTAACAGAACTAAAGGAATACGAAAACAATCCAAGAAATAATGAGGCGGCAGTTGATGCTGTTGCTAAAAGTATAGAGGAGTTTGGTTTTAAAGTTCCTATTGTTATAACAAGCGAACATGTGATAATTGCTGGTCATACAAGACTTAAAGCAAGTAAAAAACTAGGATTAACAGAAGTTCCTTGTATTATTGCCGATGATTTAACAGACGAACAAATAAAAGCATTCAGACTTGCAGATAACAAAACAGCTGAGCTTGCTTCATGGGACTTTTCAAAACTTGAAGATGAACTAGCATCAATTGAAATGGATATGGGACAATTTGGTTTTGAAGATTTAGAAGAGGAAGTTCCTGATAATGCAACTGATGATGACTTTGATCCAGATACAGAAATAAGCGAAACTCCATATGCTAAAAAAGGCGACATATTTGAACTTGGAGACCATAGGGTTATGTGTGGAGACGCAACTGAGGCCTTAGATGTTGAAAAGTTAATCCAAGATGATATAATTGACCTAACATTTACAGATCCGCCTTACAATGTGGACTACGAAGGAACAGCTGGTAAGATTATGAACGATAAGATGGAAGATAACACCTTCTATCTTTTTCTTTTTAAGGCATTTGAAAATATTTTTAAATATACAAAGCCAGGTGGTGGTATTTATGTATGCCATGCAGATACTGAAGGGCTAAATTTTAGAAATGCATTCAAAGATGCAGGGTTCAAATTAGCTTCATGTTTAATATGGGTAAAGAATGCTTTAGTCTTAGGTAGGCAAGATTATCACTGGAGACATGAGCCTATTTTATATGGTTGGAAAGAAGGAGCTGCTCATTATTTTATTGATGATAGAACTCAAGACACTATTTGGGAATATAACAAACCAAAGAAGAATGAAGAGCATCCAACAATGAAACCACTTGAATTATGTGGAAGAGCAATTTCAAACTCATCAAAAGTTGGTGAGATAGTATTAGACTTATTTGGTGGTAGTGGATCAACATTGATTGCATCTGATCAACTAAAAAGAAAAGCTCGTCTTATGGAGCTCGATGAAAGATTTGTCGATGTAATTGTTAGAAGATATCTAAAGGCCACTGGAAACTATGAAGAGAGTTTTCTAATTAGAGATGGAAATAAATATCCTTTATCTGATATTGAAGAGTATCAAGTAGATTAAAAAGTGCTTATCTTGGCTTTATGGCCTAATAATTCTTAATAAGGAAAAAATAAATTCTTATTATGAAAATATGACTTGCTATATCAAAAAAGTTATTTTAATATGCTACATGACAAAAGGGAGGTTATTAAAATGACAAAGGTAAATTTTTTTAGAAAAGCACACAAAGATGATTTAATTCCTAGAGACACAGTTAACATTGAGAAAGTTGTGATAATTGAAATCAATGAGTTTAGAAAGTTTGAAAATAGACTTCTAGACAATTATGATTTTATTGCTGAAAACAAAGAGTTAATGTTTATTGATGAAGATGGTATATGGCATGCAATCTTAATTACTGCAAAAGAAGTAGACTATGGAATAGTAGTTCAATCAGAAGGATATGATTACGCAAGATACGCAGCTTACATTTCAAAAAGTGGAATGGAGGAGTAAAAATGGAAAAACAAATTACAACAAGACAATGGATAGATTTATTTGTTGAAGGCGAATTTGATGGTGTTTCTGTTAAGACTCAAATAGCAGCAGGTTGGTATGATTGGTTCTGTAGGGATTCAAGCTTAAAGAATAAGACAAAGAAAATGGGACAAATTGTAAAACAATTAAAAGAATCAGGACGAGTTGATTTGAATAACACTTATGTTTGGTTCAAAAACAATTGTCCACTAAACGGTCCTTTATATGATGATTTCAGATTTGCAGACATTAATGATAGTTCAGTAATTTATACAATTAAAATTGAGTCTCCTTGGGAAAATGCAAAGTTCACAGTATACGGCAAAGAGAATTCATTTGATAAACCGCTATTTCAAACCGATAAACAAAAAGAACTTGTAAAGTGGTTAAATAAGGAGTAGGACATGTTAATATATGAATTTACTAATCCTCATCCGAAAGGAATCAAAACTGGTGATTGTGTAGTAAGAGCTGTGGCGCTTGCATTTGATAAAGACTACTTAGAAGCAAGACGAGAATTAAACAAAGCAAAAAGAGAATTAAAGTTTGATAGCTATAAAGACACTAAATTCATTTATGATTACTTGAAAGAATATGAAAGATTGATTATAGCGGTTGAACGAGGAAAGCCAAGAATGAAAGCTGCTGAGTTCGTTTGGAAATATGGCAAGGGAACTTATATAGTAAAAATGGCGAAACACATAGCGTGTATAAAAGATGGTAAGTTGTTAGACACTTGGGACTCAAGCGAGAAAACAATTTATACAGCATGGAAAATTAGTTAAAGGCTTAAC